ATCACGGTTGATTTTCCCACCCAGATCACAGAGGCGCTGTGCAAACGCCCCGATGATAGGTGCTCCGGAGTAGAGTGCTAGGAGACATTGGCCTACCGAGAAGGCCATATCAATCCTAGTTTTCTCCTCATGCCAGTATTTCACGCCGGCACACGCGGACGACAGCACCTTACGATAGTCAGCGACAAATTGCCACCGACCGTTCACAAGGCACGGCTTGGACTGACACCAGTTAACCTGGTGCAGCTCAGTCGCCCGATTTTCGATCTTGAGTTCTTGGCCGAACTTTAGAAAGATTCCAGGGAGCGCGAATAGCTCCTCTTCATCCAACTCGTCAACTATGACTAGCGTATCGTCACCGTCGACAAAAAGTTCATACCTCACCCCGAGCTCTCTCATGGCCGCGGCAGTAAACAAGTACATTAGCAGACAATTCCCAAGAGCTGTGTTGGGATGTCCACTCATGCGCTTACCACGGGTCTTATACTTGATGCCCGTAGTTGTTATACCGCGAATGTCCAACTGCCAGGACAGTAGTTGCCGCAACTGTGGGTCGTGGCAACAACGGTTGTAGATGGAATGCTCCACCTCCAACACTTCTCTGGCAACATGTTGGTCGAAGCGAGATGCGTCCAATGACCATACAACAGGGTGCTTAAATTCAGCCATCTTTAGCTCAAGGGCCTCAGCGCGCTGAATCGTATTCAATCCCTTTCCCACAACAGGATGTCCCATTGGCGTGCGAAGTTGGTAAAGGTTATGCTCCATTGGCTTCAAATACTTGAAGAGAGCAAAGTTATACCTGGCATTCGCCGCCTGGATCATCCTTGGTGCAGGATTATGTTTGGCATTAGGGTTCATCTTCTCCGCCTTTACGAAAGCGTTGATGAAGGCGTCACTCTTACCAATTGGCCGGGTTTTCAGGGAGACTGCAGCATGGAAATACCGCGTCTTCCTTCTACCAGACATCTTCGCAAGAACGGCGTCATCACTCAAGATTATAGTGCTTGGTAATACCCTCCCCACTAAGCGCGCCTCACATTGCAGCATCAGCAGGCCTTCCCTAGTCGGTTCCGGAACCTTCCCAACGACTCTATCCCTTAAAGAGAAAAACTCGTTGTGCGTGCAGTTGTTATGCACAAATGGAAGGTATGCGCCGTAGAAGCTTGGGATGTACCGACAAATCCTTCGCTTCTCCAAGCAAGTGGCGTCCAATGGCATTTTGTAGGAACAACCGTCCGCGACCTCCTTCAGCTTTGTGGGCTTCAGGCGGCCACAGCAAGTTGCTAATGCCATGGATCCACTCACCTAGACTGACTTCTGCCCCAGTAACTGGCGGGAAGTCTGTTTGTAGCAACAAACGACAAATCCCACCATGGCGAAGCAGCCGACCAGCACTGACAGTAGCACCGACAACACGACGTAACTCGCATGTCCCATGGATGCAGCAACGAAGGCTACACCAAAGGCAACGAGAAAGAACATCGCGGTGAGGAACCAAGGTAAGGACAAACCGCTGTGCGTGATGATATTGCTTGACATATCATTTGCAGCTCGGTGTGAGTCCTTCCACTTGACGCTACATGAAGCGCTTGCGACCGCCTCCTCTCCAGGAGTCAGGGTCAGAACATCCGGCAGTGCCTTGGCGATAATAGCTTGCACCGTGTAATCATCCATGACCTGCTTGTTCTCACGAGCCCACTCTTTAAGGTACGTCTGCGCGCGTCTCATCACCCCAGATGCAAGAGCTGCGTCTCGCCTCTGGAATGCCGTGAGCATTTGCATATGTGCCCTCAAATTGAGTATAAGGTCGGAGTGTTTAGCATCGGGAAGATACTGCGGTGTGCAGCTACTACACAAAGTTTGGTGCCGCTTCGGAACAGAATGGATGTGACTCCAAATCTTACCGCAAACGGTACACTGATGGGAGTGGTGTCTCGCGACGAGAACACCATCCGCTCCTAAGTGTAGAGTCGTCTCCTCCTCATCGATCCCGCTAACCAGAGGCAACTCCGGCTTGTCAGGAACAACCACGTTCACCTGCAACGCAGGCTGAGGCGGTTCACCCTCCACCACAACAACTGGTGGAACAACAGCGTCCTGTGCTACAGGTGCTCTTGGCCTCCTCGGTCTTGGAACCGGCGGGGCGGGTGGCTCCTCAGGCATAATGTCCTGAGGAACGACGATGGGAGGTGGCGCAGGGCCACCAGCCGGGATGTCCGGCACGTAACCAGTGTTCACCACTCCAAATACTTGCGCCGCGGCCAGTAATGGCCCAACGTTCGCGGCAGGAGGGGGCGGAGGGATCCGCCCCGCTGCACGCGCCCTTGGCGGTCGTACTACGGAATTGGGTGGACGAGACGAGCGGGACGCGTGGCCCCCGCCTCTGGTACATCTTGCTTGGTCTCGCGAACGAGGTGCTTGACAATTTCTAGCCACGTGGCCGTCTTGTGAGCAATTAAAGCAATTAACCATGGTGTACGTCTTGGGGGAGGAATGGGTG